ATTAAAAACCGCTGTGGCGTTGTTTGAACCTATTAAGGATAAAATATTGGCTATAACTCACGGCAACCACGAAGCGAGAACATACCGCAAAGAGGGTATAGACTTATCATATCTATTAGCGGCTCAATTAGGTTTAAGTGATAGATATACTCCTACTTCGGCTTTATTGTTTATTAGATTAGGCAAGGAAGCACGGAACAGGAAGAAGACAAACGATAAAAGCAAGGTAAGACAGATTTGTTACACCGTTTATATGCTACACGGAAGCGGTGGCGGCCGTAAAGAAGGCGCAAAGGCAATTAGACTTGCAGATATGGCGAGTATAGTTGATGCAGATATTTACATTCATAATCACACACACTTGCCTATGGTAATGAAACAAGGCTTTTATAGGACAGATATACACAACAGCACATACGCAGTTGTAGATAAGTTATTTGTAAATGGTGCTGCTAATTTGAATTATGGCGGTTATGGTGAAGCGCAGGAGTTTAAACCTGCAAGCAAACAGTCGCCGGTTATATATTTAAACGGAACTAAAAAGGAAATGAGCGCAAGGCTTTAAGAGAGGGAGTGAAGACAATGGCTGAAAAGGTTGGAAGACCGACAGTTATGACAGAAGAAACAATCCAAAAACTTGAATACGCATTTATGAGAGGCTTGACAGACCTTGAGGCTTGTCTTTATGCCAATATAAGCAAGTCTACTCTGTATAATTATTGCGAAGAAAACCCTGAATTTATGGACAGAAAAGAAGAGTTAAAACATCATCCTACTGCAAAGGCTCGTTTAAATGTAACAGAAGCCATTGAGAACGGCAACGAGGATTTGTCTAAATGGTGGCTTGAACGCAAAGCAAAGGATGAATTTAGCACAAAACAAGAAGTTAAAGCAGATGTAGATGCAGATGTTTCTATCACAATAGAATTGAGTGATGATTAGTGAACATCAATATCAAAATAAGCAAAAAGGTATTTAACGATGTATATCTTCCGTATTTAGATAACAACGATAGATACCTTGTTTTTTATGGTGGCGGTTCTTCGGGCAAGAGTTATTTTATTGCTCAACGGTGGATTTATAAATTGATACATCCGTCAAGGTGTAATTTACTTGTTGCCCGACAAACAGGCGACACCAACAGGCGCAGTACATTCCCATTGTTAAAACAAGTTATATCTAATTGGAATTTAGCGCAGCACTTCAAAATAAACGAAAGTGATATGCGTATAAAATGCCTTTTAACAGGGAATGAGGTTGCTTTTGCAGGGCTTGACGATGTAGAGAAGATTAAGTCTATAACCTTTGAGAATGGCGAATTAACGCATATTTGGTGTGAAGAAGCGACCGAAATGCAAGAAGCAGACATAAACCAATTAAAGGTGCGTTTGCGTGGTGGTAATACAAAGAAACAAATAGTATTATCATTCAACCCTATTAACATACAGCATTGGATTAAAGGGCATTTTATAGATAGCGGCCTTGCAACGGTTTGCTTTTCTACATATAAAGACAACAAGTTTTTAACGGATGATGACCGAAAGGCGTTAGAAGACCTAAAGTTTACCGATGAATACACCTACGATGTTTATTGTTTAGGCAAGTGGGGAATTTTAGGCAAGACCGTATTTGATGCAAGGGCGATACAAAAACGCCTTGAAGACGAAGTTAAGCCACTTAAAATAGGTTACTTTGCTTATGATTATGACCAAGTGAGAATAACTAATATTAGGTGGGTCAACGATAAAAACGGCTACATTAAGTTATACGCAATACCGAATGTACCCGAATTTACACAATACTGCATCGGTGGAGATACCGCAGGCGAAGGCTCTGACTATTTCACAGGGCATTGCTTGAACGCTAAAACAGGCGAACAAGTGGCGGTGTTAAAACATCAAATGGATGCCGACTTATATACCAAACAAATGTACTGTTTAGGCAAGTATTACAAAGATGCTCTAATCGGCATTGAAGCAAACTTTGACAGTTACCCAATTATGGAACTGCAAAGGTTAGGCTATATGAAACAATACACAAGGGAAGCGGTTGACACTTATACCGGCAAGACCGAAAAAAGGTTCGGCTTTAAGACAACATCACTCACAAGACCGACAGTTATATCAAGGCTTATAGAAATAGTGCGAGAGCATTGCAATTTACTCAACGATAAGGAAACCCTTGAAGAACTGCTAACCATTATACGCAACGAAAAAGGGCGCATAGAAGCACCACAAGGCGGTCACGATGATATGATGATGGGATTAGCAATAGCGCATCACATTAGGGAACAAGTTGTGTTTATTAACGAGCCAATTATTTCCCAACCGCAATACCATTTTAACATCCAAAGACAGAACGAAAGACAATATGATTACGGTAATAAAATAACAATCATTTAGGGGGCAATATGGAAGCATTATATATAGCACTTACAGGCTTGTTTAATATCGTGTGTTTCGTTGTAGGCGCAAAGGTGGGTCAAACTATTGTTAAAGATGAAAAGATTGAGATGCCTCAATTAAACCCTTTAAAGGCTATAAGAGAAAGCCAAGCAAGGAAAGAGGCAGAACGAGAACAAGACAAGTTTAACACCGTTCTACGAAACATTGACCGATATGACGGAACGAGCAGACACCAAGAAGATGTGAGGTAAGGAATGGATATACAAGAAATTAAAGAAACCCCTATATGGGCGTTATACGAGAAGGGTCGAAACTATCACAGGCGCACAAACATCTATGAAGATGCTGACAAGTGTTACCGAATGTATAATGGCGACCAATGGGGTGGCGCAAAGTTAGGCGATGTTGAGCCGGTACAAAAGAACTTCATTAAACCTATTGTAAAGTACAAGGTATCAGTAATTCACGATAACCTATACGCAGTAAACTTTTCTTCACAAAACTATGAAAATAGACAGTTTCAGAAAGAAGCGAGTAGATACTGTGATTTGCTTAACGGCTATATGCGCAGGTTATGGGAGAAGGACAAACTTGACTATTTAGGCCGCAGAATTACAAAGGATGCAGCAATTACAGGCGAAGGTCTTGTCTATATCAATTTCGATAAAGAGAAGATGACACCTGTTCACGAAATAGTTAAAAAGGTTGATGTGTATTACGGCAACGAGAACGATGACAACATCCAAGCACAGCCTTATATTCTTATTCGCAAGAGAATGCCTGTTGTCAATGCAATAGAATTAGCGTTAAACGAAGGTATGAGCGAGTCAAAGATAGAGTTTATCATTGGCGATACAGATAACTTTGAAGAAAGTGGCGAGGATGCAAAAATCGAGTTAGACAATATGGTTACTATTGTCTATAAGATGTTCAAGCAGAACGGCACGGTACATTATTCAATAGCAACAAGGTGGTGTGATATTGCCGAAGAAGTAGATACAGGCTTAACACATTACCCCCTTGCACATTTCATTTGGGAAGAAAAAGAAGGCTCTGCACGAGGCGAGGGCGAGGTTAGATACCTTATTCCTAACCAAATTGAAGTAAACCGTACAGAGATGCGAAGGGTGCTAACAGTAAAACAACAAGCCTACCCGATTAAAGTAGTAGATGTTAGCAAGGTAAGCAACCCCGAAGCAATTAGTACCGTAGGCGGAACTATTCACACTAACGGTCAACCTGTGGATGATGTGCATAAAATTGTGGGTACAATTCCCCCTGCGCAGATGTCTACCGATGTTAAGCAGTTACAAGAAGATTTAATCCAAATCACAAGAGAACTTGCAGGCGCAGGCGATACTGCAACAGGACAAGTAGACCCCGAAAACGCATCAGGTCGAGCAATTCTCGCTGTTCAACAAGCATCACAAGCACCGATGACCGAACAGAAGGAAAGTTACAAAAACTTCGTTGAAGATATTGCGACTATTGATTTAGAGTATTTCGTTGTTTATGCCGAAGACGGTGTAGATATGGAAGAAACTATTACCGACCCGATGACAGGCGAAGAGTACATCCAAATGGTGAATGTTCCTCAAACTGTATTACAGCAGTTACAAGCAGTAGCCAAGATTGATATTACACCAAAGGGAGTATATGACCGCTTCGCTATGGAGCAGACAATGGAAAACTTCCTAATGCAAGGATTTTTCAACCCTCAAAGAGTTGCAGAGTTTGAAGCCTATGTAAATGCGCTTCCTGATGATTGTGTTGCACCTAAACAAGATTTGCTTGAAGGTATTGAGAATATCAAGAAAACACAACAGAAGATTGCACAGATTAACGCACAAGCGCAGATTATGCAGCAGAGGGCGCAACAGTTCCTTATGGAAGACCCCGAAGGACAATCTTCACAAATTGCAGAGGCTATGGCACAGTTGCAAGGGCAACAACAGATGCCAAACGAAGAAGCGGTTATAGCAGAGGAACAGGCTCTACCAACAGTTGAATGATAATTAAGCACTCTTTATAGGGTGCTTTTTTATATGCTTTTTAGCGAGTGTTAGACCAATCGTGAAGTCGATAAACTCAAACGATATTAAGGGAAACAAACCCTATCAAAAATAGGAAGGAAAAAAGTTATGGAAGATAACAAAAACCTTGTAACAGAAGTTACTGAAAATGTGGAGCAGACCACAGAAGAAACCCAACCTACCGTAAGAACTTATACCCAAGAGGAAGTAGATGCGATTGTTGGTAAAAGCAAGGCGAGAGCAATAACAAAGGTTCGCAAAGAATACGAAAGAAAGTATGGCGACCTTGAAGAAGTGCTACGAGCCGGAACAGGCAAAGAAAGCGTTGAAGAAATGACCGACACCTTTGCAAAGTTCTATGAAAGTAAAGGCATTAAACTACGAGAAAAGCCTAACTATACTGAAAAAGATATTGAAGTGTTGGCAAAAGCCGATGCAAATGACATCATCAGTTCGGGCTTTGAAGAAGTAGTTGAAGAGGTAGACCGTTTAGCCGAGATAGGCTTTGATAATATGACCGCAAGAGAAAAGGCATATTTCAAGGTATTGGCAGAACATCGACAGAACACCGAGCGACAGAACGAACTGTCAAAGATAGGTGTTACCGATGAGGAATACAACAGCAAAGAATTTCAAGACTTCGCAAAGCAATTCAACTCAACAACACCGATTGCCGATATTTTTAAAATTTATCATAAAACTAAACCCAAAAAAGAAATCAAACCAATGGGAAGTATGACTAATAAAACCTCTGAAGAAGGCACAGTAAAGGATTTTTATACAAGAGATGAAGCACTCCAATTCACAAAAGAAGATTTTGATAAAAACCCTGCGCTATTTAAAGCCGTTCAGGAGTCTATGCACAAATGGTAATGCTTCCCGAAAAGAAAGGAAATAAAAAATAATGGCAGTAACCAATTTTATTCAAACTATTTGGTCGAAAAAAATTCAAGATGACCTAGAACTCAAATGTAAACTCGTTGACAACTGTCTTCGTGATTATGAGGGCGATTGCAAATACGCTCGTACCGTAAAAATTCTCGGTGTAGGCGAACCTACTATCAGCGCATACGATGCTTCTGTTGGCGTTACCTATGAAGCAATGTCTGACAGAGGACAGACCCTCACTATTGACCAACAGTATTCGTTCTCTTTCCTTGTAGACGATATTGACAAAGCACAGTCCGTTCCCGGCCTCGCTGAAAAATATCAGGAAAAGGCAGTACACGGTCTTGCTGTTAAGCGTGATGCTTATGTTGCAGGTCTTATTAAGGGCGCAACCAATGCTACTACCGCAACCGCTGCTACTCGTGAAGCAGTTAAAGAGGCTATTGACACCGCTATCGTTGCTCTTCGTGAACGCAACTTTGACGAAGAAGGCGTAATCGAAATTACTCCTGCTGTTTACAACCTCTTCAAGAACGAACTTATCACTCTTTCTACCAACAACCCCGAATACATTAAGAAGGGTATCGTTGGCGTATATGATGACTTCAATGTAATTATGTCTAACGGTCTTGCAAAAGACGAAGAGTTTGCTTATTGCTGCGTTCGTGGTAAAAAGGCTATCGCTTTTGCCGGACAGATTAACGAAGTTGAAGCAGGTCGCCACCAAGACTTCTTCGCAGACTATGTTCGTGGTCTTGATACCTTCGGTGCAAAAGTTATTGACGAGGCTCGTATTCAGGTTGTTAAAGTACCTGTTGCCTAATGGATGCCGTAAAACTGTGTATGAAATATGATACTTGCCGAAGATGCCCCCGAAACAAACAATGTGAGGCGGAATATCAGCGGCAACAAAAGATACACAAAAACGAAGGCAATTCAGAAGCCAAATAAAAATTGGGGAATGTGTAAAAGCATTCCCCTCTTTTTGTGAATATAGAAACACTTCTATACTGACAAAAAGATTTGAAAGGAGCGAAAAAATGCAAAAGTTTTTAGCAAGTCCAAATTTAGATATGTATGTGGGCGTTAAGGTAACAAAGGAAACTACTCTTGAATTTGAGAACGAGAATGTAAAGCAAAGTTTACAAAATCTTGTGTTTCACTCCGTAACAACGGTTAAAAGAGATAACTTTGAAAGCACTTATGACACTACAATTTTACTTGAAGAGGGCGATGTGCTTATTTTTGAGGAAGAAGGCAGAGGTTACATAAAGCCTGTTGAACGATTTGTAACAATAGAAGAAGCAATAGCAGACTACACCAACATAAAAGACTTGGGGTGATTAAATGTTTTTTATTGATAATGATTTGACAATACATATCACTAGGGGCGATTTTGCTTTAATTTCCGTTAGCGCAAACAAAGGCGAAGCGGTTTATGAGTTTGAGCCTGATGATGTGGTGCGGTTCAAGGTGTTTGCAAAGAAAAATTGCGAAGATGTTGTGCTGCAAAAAGATATAGTAGTAACCGAAAACACAGATACAGTTGAAATTGCTCTTGGCAGAGAAGATACAGCCATTGGCGATGTTGTAAGCAAACCAACCGATTATTGGTATGAGGTAGAACTTAACCCCGACACCAATCCTCAAACTATTGTAGGTTACGATGAAGACGGAGCAAAGGTGTTTAAGTTATATCCCGAAGGTGGTGCCGCCAATGAATGAAATTAAAGGAACTATATCAACAAAAGGGTCAATAAAAGGCACACTAAATATTGTAAGAGGCAAATCCGCTTATGAAGTAGCCGTAAAGAACGGTTTTGAGGGTACAGAGGCAGAATGGCTTGTATCCCTTAAAGGTGTTTCGGGCGTTTATGTTGGTTCGGGCGATATGCCTGAAGATTGTAATGTTCAAATAGACCCTAGCGGCGGTGTTATAACGATTGAGCAACTTGTTAAAAGCGTTATTTCGCAAGTAAATAAAATTTCAACCGTAACACTACCTTCAAGCCAATGGGAAGGCGAAGCAAGTCCTTATTATCAGGTTGTGAATATTGAAGGAGCAACAGCAAACAGTAAAATTGACTTGAACCCCACTATTGAACAGTTAAATATTTTCCACGAAAAAGATATTGCGTTCGTTGTAGCAAACAGAAGCGGTGTTACAACTGTGTACTGCATAGGACAAAAACCTGTGAATGACTACACAATACAAGTATCAATAACAGAGGTGAACCGATATGAATAATACAATATACGGCGGTACAACCACCACGCCTACGCCTCTTGCCATAGCAGACCAAACTTATGACCCTACAAGCACAAACGCTCAAAGCGGTAAGGCGGTGTCTGAAGCAATAGACGATGTTAAGTTGCCTATTTCAAAGGGTAGTGGTAAAGGGAGTACAGTAATCAATGAGGGTGTTGCTTCGGGTGATTATTCTATTGCCGGTGGCACTACAGATAAAGAATTTATTGAAGATTTGGTAGGGGCAACTGTAAGTGCTATCACCAAGTTAAACAAACCTGAAGCGCAAGGTGCTTTGTCAATATCGTTAGGTGCAGATAATATAACTCAATCGGGTGGTTCTGTTGCTCTTGGTTATAAAAATATAAGTGGTGCAAAAGGTTATTATTTTGATGACATAGACTTCACAAACAAAACTATTACTTTAAGCACAACACGAAGAACTTCCACCCTATTAACACCAACATACCCATCATCTGTTGATTGGGAAGTTGGAGATAGGCTTTTCATTGTAAATGATGATAGATATTTCTTAACTATATCTGCCGTAAACGAAAATATTATTACGGTTGAAGAACTTCCTTTTTCAGAAATTATGTATTCTTCAACATTATCGCTTTACACTTATTCAAATCCTTGTGATAGAACCATTGTAAATATTGACAAGCCTAAATCGGGTAGTGTGATTGTTGGTTGGGGTGCTATCGGTATTGGTGCTTACAACACTACAATCGGTAACAATTCCTATTCTGCAGGTTATCAAAATTCTGTCGTAGGAGATTTTGGTGCAGCTTTCGGACAAGAAAATGTTGTTGGGTATAGTGCATTTGCTACGGGTATGAAGAATAAAGCACTTGGAAAAACATCGTTTGCCGAAGGTCATAACACATCTTCAATAGGACTTGGCTCTCATTCCGAAGGTGGGGAAACCCAGGCTAATGGGAACTACTCTCACGCAGAGGGTAAAAACACACAATCTACAGCCTATGCATCCCATTCGGAAGGTGTTGAAACTAAAGCCAAGGCTACGGCTTCTCACGCAGAGGGACAAACAACAAATGCAACAGGTATACATTCTCATACCGAAGGACACGGAACTTCCGCATCGGGAGAACAATCTCACGCAGAAGGACAGAAAACTATTGCATCGGGCAACCGTTCTCACGCAGAGGGAAAACAAACCGTTGCTGCAGGGTTAAATTCACACGCAGAAGGTTGTGGTTCTCTTGATAAAGATGAAAATGGTAATTATAAATATGGTGCATTAGGTGAAAATTCTCACACAGAAGGGTTAAACGCAAAAGCAAGTAATACCAACTCTCACGCAGAGGGCAACACAACTACTGCTTCGGGAATAGGTTCACACGCAGAGGGTAAAGGTTCAACTGCATCAAACGATTATGCACACGCAGAGGGATATGAAACTCACGCAGGTGGCAGATACTCACATACAAGTGGTAAAAGAACAAAAACTACTAAAGATTGCCAATTTGCAATGGGTCAATTTAATAGCAACAAGACAGATACTTTACTTGAAGTTGGTAACGGCACAAGCGAAGAGAATCGTTCAAATGCTTTTGAGGCTTATAAAGATGGTCATGCTGAAGTACAAAAACAAGGCGAAACCGAAAACTCTGTAGTTATTAAACAATATGTTGACAATAAAATAGCATCTCTAAACAACACTTCGTTTGATTTCATATATCCTGTAAATTCTATATATATAACCGCAGATGACAAGTTTAACCCTGAAACTTATTTTGGCGGAGTATGGGAAGTTGTAGAACAAAAAGACTCAACTATTAGTACGGACAAGATAACATATTGGAAAAGAAAATATTAAAGGGCAACTTACAAAAAGGAAAACTCAAATGAATGCGAGGTGTAACCGATGTCATTGGGCAATGTTGTGGCTATAATCACCGAAATAGTCACACTGATGGGCTTTGTTGTAGGCTTTATGATTTGGGTGCGTAAACTGATGAACGGAATGAAGTGTCAGTTACGAACCGATATGTTAAAGACCTATTATAGCAATCGTGAAAGTGGCAAAATTCGTCAATACGAATATGAAAACTTTGTTTACAATTACGAAGCATACAAAGCACTAAAAGGTAATTCTTTCATTGATGAAATATATGAAAAAATTAAAAATTGGGAGATTATAAGTTAGAAAGGTGATGTATATGGAATTTTTAAATGATTTTTTAGTTGTAATTGTTGTAGGCATTTGTGTTTGCGTGGGATATGTGCTTAAAAACCTTGTTCCCACAGACAAGATTAACAAATTCATTCCGCTTATTATGGCGGTTCTTGGTGTAGCCTTAAATGTATGGCTAAACGGATTTGCTTTTTCGCCTGAAATTCTTCTTGGCGGCCTTGCATCAGGTTTAGCATCCACAGGCTTATATGAAGCGTTTAAATTATTTATACATAAGGGAGATGAATAATATGTTCAAAATCGCATTAACCGCAGGGCATTACAAATATACAAGCGGTAAACGCTGCCTTAAATCTCTTGACAAAAACGAAACAAGAGAGTGGGTATTGAATGACCGCATCGCAGACAAGGTTGAAAAACTACTTAAAAATTATGACGGCTATTCGCTAATTCGCACCGATGACACAACAGGCGAAAAAGCCATTTCAAATGCTGCTCGAATTACTGCGGCAAACAATTTTAAGGCAGATATATATATTTCTATTCACCATAATGCAGGTATCAACGGCGGTAGTGGTGGCGGAATTGTAGCCTACACCTACACAAAAGTAAACGATGCTACAAAGTCTTTACAGAAAGACCTTTATAACGCATTGATTAAGCATACAGGCTTAAAAGGAAATCGCTCTACTCCTCTTGCAACCGCAAACTTTGAGGAGTGCCGAGAAACCAAAATGCCTGCGGTTCTGCTCGAACTTGGTTTTATGGACTCTAAAACCGATGTGCCGGTAATCTTAACTGAAGATTATGCCGACAAGTGTGCAAAGGCTATTGTTGAGGTAATTGTTGCAAAAGGCAAACTAACTAAAAAGCCTGTTACAACCGAAACTAGCGGCAAAATCTATCGAGTTCAAGTCGGTGCATTTGCTAATAAAAACAATGCTGAAAAACTTGTGGCAGAACTTAAAGGCAAAGGTTATAGTGCAATAATCGTATAAAAATAAGGGCATCCAAAACGGATGCCTTTTTTCTGTATAGGGGTGATAAAATGGCTATCTTAAAAATTAAAGATGCAGAGGGAAATGTTCAAGAAATTCTCGCATTAAAGGGTGAGAAAGGCGAAGATTATGTTTTAACCGAAGCAGACAAGCAAGAGGTTGCGACAAAAACGATTGAAAAACTACCTACCGAAACTTGGACTTTCACATTGGAAGACGGTTCTGCGGTGAATAAAACGGTGGTGCTGAAATAATGGATTTTTCTACAGTACAGGGAGTAACTATTCCCGAAGGTGTGGTTACGCAGATTGCCGATGCAAATGGTGCGGTGTTGTGGAGTGCGAAGAGAAATGCAATAGTAACAATAACATCCGTGTGTAACGGCATTATGGGTGATACGGCACATATCAAGATTGCGACCGAAACAGAAATTTTCGAAGCGTATGCTTATGATATGCCAAACTGCACCATTGAAGTACCTATTGGCTCAACCATAGAGTGTACCGTGAGCCGTAATAAAGGAAATGCAGACTCTTGTATTAGTTTGAATGGTACGAAGGTGCTGACCGAAGGAACATATATTTATACCGTTACAGGCAATGTAACTGTTGATGTGTCTGATAGGTATAGTATGGGTGAATATGGTGTAATCACCATTACCGAAGAAGGGAAATAAAACGAATGACTTTAAATGAAATGAAAAAGAAAACATTAGGGCTTATTGAAGAACTAAACCCCGAACATAAACTTTTAACCGAAGACCCCGACATCGCAACAAAAATAAATGCTGTAACCAACCAAATTATGTTTGAGTTGGCACGAATGAAGAAAATTCCAAAGTATGTGGAGATGGATGTTGCAGAGGGCGACAGGGTAACATTTGCCGATATAGAAAAAGCGTGTGGTTATGAAGTATATCAAATCGGTAATGTGGGTGGTGTTAAGTATTCGCCAAAAGCGAGTGGAACAGTTCTTAAAATGCTTGAAAGCGGCAAGGCTGAAATTGATTGCTTTGTATATCCCGAAAGAATTACCGACAAGACAAGTGGTAATTACGAATTTGAACTAACCGCCGATGTTCTTGAAATTATGCCTTATGGTATTGCGGCCGATTTATTAAAGAGCGATGTTTCAACCGAATACGGAAGTATATACGCTTCTCGTTACGAGAGTATGAAGGAGTTATTAGACCCACGATATTCAACACCATTTATTACATTTGAAGGCGGTGTTACGATTTGAGCGCATCAGACAACACAGTAACACGAATTTATAACAACTTTCGTGGCTGCGATTTTAGGGGGGTAGAGGTCAATTTGCTTCGTTCCCCCGATTGCTTAAATGTTTGGAAAGACTATAAGGAAACCGAAAGCATAAGAACAAGACCCGAAACAGAACTTAAATTAGCCTTTGAAGATGCCGTGTATGGTGTCTTTTTTTATGGCAATAAAATGCTCGTTCATAGCGGAAAAACGCTCTACGAAGTAAATGGCGAAACGAGAGAAGCGTTGTACGAGGATTTAAACGAAAAACCGAGCAACAGTTTCATATATGACAATGTTTTTTACTTCAAAGACGGCAAAAATTACTTGCAGTATGACGGCACAACCATTCAAAAAGTTGTAGGCTATATTCCCACAACCACTATTGCAAGAAAACCAATGGGTGGCGGCACAAAATACGAAGATGTAAATATGATGTCAGATTACCGCAAAAACAGTTTTTTGGCAGACGGTGCTTCTTTTAGTTTCTTCCTTGATGTTATGAATATTGACGAAGATTTTACACCTGAAGTTACTGTAAATGATGAGGTTGTTTCGGCAGACGAATACACCGTTGATTATACAGAAGGAACGATTGTATTTAACAATTACGCCCCCGATGCCCCTTTAACTGACGGACAAGATAATGTTGTGGTTCTCTTTAAAAAGGCTATACCGCAATATCGTGACTGTATTAAAAAATGCACTATGTTACAAGTTTTTGATAACCGTGTATTTTTTAGCGGAAACCCCGAACATCCAAATATGGTATGGAACAGTAGCCTTAACGACCCTTCCTATGTAAGCGACTTGGATTATTACAGAGAAGGAATGGACAATGCTGCGGTAAAGGGATTAGTAGCCGGCAACAATGCTTTGTGGGTGTTTAGAGAGCCTTCTGATGCCAACACAACAGTATTTTACCATACACCTTCTATTGACGATGAATACGGAAAAGTTTACCCCTCTGCACATTCAAGTATTACAACAGGATGTATAGGCAAGGCGATAAACTTTAATGACGATATTGTTTTCTTTAGTGAGCGAGGAATGGAAGGTATAAGCGGCGATATTACCACAGAACAAGTTGTGGCACATAGAAGCACTTTGGTAGACCGCAAACTAATTACCGAACCGAACTATAAAAATATGGTTCTTGCCGAATGGGAAGGCTATTTATTAGTTTTCATCGGGAACAGGGTTTACCTTGCCGACAGCCGAGCAACATTCACAAACGAAAACCATATTGAATACGATTGGTTTTATTGGGAACTAAAGCACGATGTTATTTGTGCGACAGTAAAAGACGGTGTTTTATATATCGGCACAAATGGCGGTATTTACACCTTAACTGATACAAAGGCAAATGTTGAAAGTTATTGGGTTACACCTGTTGATAAATTCAAATACCCTCAAAAACTGAAGACCACAAATAAAAGGGGTTGCGTTGCAGAAGCAACAGGAGATGTTTCTGTATATGCAAAGTTAGAAGATACCGATTTTGAACTTATTGGCGAATTTAAAAATGTTACGGACTATTTTGTTAGCCGTATCAAGCGCAAGAAGTTTAAAGATATACAGTTAAAATTTCATTCAAACACACGATTTAGCCTTGAAACAGTTACTTTAGAATGTTTCATCGGTGGATACATAAAGAGGTGATTAAATGGCAGTATCAGAAGAAATTCAAAGACAGGTTTTAGCAGAAGCAACAAGTGCAACACCAAACTATGAAATAGATTATAGCGATGAGCGTTTCACAAATGTAGAAAACGAAAAAAACCAAGCGATAAGCAATTTAGACCAAACTTACAACGGAATAATTAACAATGCCGACCAATACTACGATACACAAATACAGGCATCAAAAGATTGGGCTGACAAACAAGCACAAATTCAGCAAGAAAACACCGATTTTGCCATTGAGAAAATTGAACAAGAAAAAGATAAGGCAAACAAAGACTATCTAAAAGAACAGTCAGGTGCTTATGTTGATTGGCGAAAGCAAAGCAATCAGTACGGCACAGAAGCCGAAAAAATGGCTTCGGCAGGACTTGCAAACACAGGTTTTAGCGAAAGTTCGCAGGTTAGTATGTACAATACATACCAAAACCGAGTTGCAACTGCAAGAGAGTCATACAATAACGCTGTATTAAATTACAATAATGCAATTAAAGATGCACAGTTACAAAACAATGCTGCTCTTGCCGAAATTGCGTATCAAGCGTTACAACAACAGTTAGAACTATCATTACAAGGCTTCCAATACAAAAATCAACTTATTCTTGAACAAGCCAACAAGAAAACCGAACTTGAAAATATGTACTACAACCGCTATCAAGATGTTCTTCAACAGATTAACACCGAAAATGCTCTTGCAGAAGATATTAGACAGTATAACGAAACTCAAAAATGGCAGACCGAACAGGCAGAACTCGACCGCACATTCAAAGCGCAAGAAGCAGAACTTGACCGTAAGTTCCAAGCAGACCAAGCGGAAATCAATCGCAAATTTGAGGCAGCACAAGCAGAACTCGACAAGAAACACGATTTTGCGTTGCTTGAAGCAAAAACTAAAGCAGAAAAAGAAGCGGCCGAACTTGCACATAAGCGAGATATGGAAAAACTCAAGCAACAACAAGCAAATGCGATTGCTCAACTCAACAAACAACTTGAAAACGATAAGGCTTTGCTTAAATATCAAAAAAGCCTTTCTTCAAGTGGCACAGAAATTTCAGGCGGTTCTAGCGGTTCTTCAAGTGACGAAAACAATACAAGTGGTTCAAGTAAATCGGGCATAAGTAAGTGGGGGCAAATTACAGGTCAAACTCAAACCAACAAACACACCTTCACAGGCACAAGTTATAACTCCGCTGTTGCATATTTAAAAAAATATGGTGTAGATGGCAGTGGTGCGATGACCGAAAGCGAGTGGAGTCGCAGAAAGAACGCAGGGTCTACTGCTGCCGAAGTTAAAAATTACAGCAGTTATGCAGCATACATTAAAGATTATGTAGACTACAAAATGACCCACATTAACGGTGACAAATAAGGGGGTATATATATGTCTTTCGCAGAGTGGAGCAATAACAAAAAGAAAAAAAAGAACGAAACTTATTTTTCTGATTGGAGCAACGCAAAGCACGGAGTAACCAAAGAAGAAAAAAACTCCGCTGTAAAGCAACAAAATGACGATATTGCCCCTGTAAAGTCCACAGATATAAGTAATAAAATAAACAACCGCACTTGGTTTCAAAAAGGTACATTTGAAGACGGCTATCAGTTTGGCGATGTAGGAGATGCCATTGTTGGCTCAACCTTTGACATTGCTGCAAACCTTGCTGCCGGAGTAACAGGCATAGTAGAAAACGCCATTGATGCAGGTGCTTATGTAGCAGGTGGTGTCGGTGGTCTTTTTGGCGCAGATGATTTCAAGAAAAAAACGGAAGAATTTATAAAAAAAGACTCGATAGACGAAGAAGCAATAGGTTATAAAGCCGTATCTTCAAAGTTATTGCGACCTGACGAAATAGAAGAGATGTCTGTGTTTGGTGAAAAGTCTGATGCCCTCGCACAAAGCGCAGGGCAGTTAGGCGGAACAATCGCCCTACAAGCCGTTGGTGTGCCGTGGTTTGTTACAACAGGAGTAACAAGTTTTGGTAGCGGTGTTGATGAAGCACTTAACGAAGGAGCATCGTACGGTGAAGCAGGTGCGTACGGTGCTGTAAAAGCAGGCGCAGATATTCTTACTGAAAAATTGTTTGCCGGTTCGGGTCTTGGAGAAAAAGGTTTAATCAACCTTAACGGCTTAACCAAAGGAATTGCAAACAAAACATTAAGAACTCTTGCTAATTATGGTGTGGATATTGCAGCAGAAGGTTCTGAAGAAGTTGTTGCAAGTGTGTTTTCTCGTTTAGGAAGTGCGCTTTATAAAGAAGAAAATGTTGGAGAACTTCTTTTTAGCGAAGAAGCGGTTGACGAATACATTGAAAGTTTCGTTGGCGGTGCTGTTCTTGGCGGTGGAATGAACGCAGGTAAAGCAATAAATTCGCTCAAAAAAGACGGAGCAGATTACCGAACAGGCTTAACCGACACCGACCAAAAGGTGTTTGACAAGGTTTATAACGATGCGATTGCCGAAGCCGAAAAAATAAAGGGCGGAAAACTTACATCAAAAGAGAAAAACGAACTTTATAATAAGACAACTGAAAACCTTGAAAACGGCAGCATCTCTATTGACACTATAGAAGAAGTTTTGGGCGGAAAAACCTTTGAGGAATATAAATCTATTACCGAAAAAGAAAAATCGCTCACAGAAGAAATTTCGCAATTAGAGAGCCTTCCTCAAAGCCAAATTACAGTTAAGCAGAGCGAAAGACTTGCAGAAGCAAGAGAAGAGTTAGCAAATCTCACAAGCAAAGATGAGTTAAAGACAAAGTTAAGCAATGAAGTGTACGAAATTGCAAAGGGCGGCAAACTTGTCGAAAGTTATAACGAGAGAGCGAGAAAAGGCGAAGCGTTTACTGCCGATTTATCAAAGTACAAAGGCAAACAGAGAGAAGCCGTTGAACGAGCAATAAACAGCGGTGTGTTAAACAACACACGCAGGTCGCACGAACTTGTTGATATTCTTTCAAAAATTGAAGCAGATAAGGGTATTGTTTTCAATTATGCCGATAACGCAAAACTTAAAGAGTCAGGATTTGCACTTGAAGGCAAAACTATAAATGGTTTTGTAAAAGGCGGTGCTGTTACTCTTAACATTCAATCTGCAAAGGCTTGGGAGTCAACAGTAGGACACGAAGTTACCCATATTTTAGAGGGAACGGAACACTACGCAAACTTGCAAAGCGCATTATTCAAATATGCCGAAAGCAAGGGCGAACTTGAAAGCCGTAGAAAAGCACTAACCGAACTTTACAACGGTATGGATGCCGATGTTGATGCGGAATTGACCGCAGATTTAGTAGGCGACTATCTTTTCAACGATAGCAAGTTTATCAAAAACCTAACTACTAATAAAAACCTTTTCCAAAAGATTTACGATGAAATCAAATATCTTTGCAAGGTTGCTACCGGCAAGGAACTAACCGAAATTGAAAAGGTTAAGCAAGAGTTTGACAAGGCTTGGAAAGAGTTAAACGCAAACAGCGTTAAGAAAACTGACGGAAAAATTGATTATTCCGTTTCTAAAGACAGCAACGGAAACGATTTAAGCCTTGCCGTTCAAAAGCGATTTGCAAACTCCAAAGCAGTAGATGAAAACGGCAGTTTAAAAGTGCTTTATCACGGAACTGCTAATGGTGAGTTTTATACCTTTGATAAGTCAAAAGGTAGTGTTGAGGGCGACTTTGGTAGCGGATTTTATTTTACCGACAGCGAATATGATGTAGAAGACAACTACGAAGGTGGCGGCCCCGACTTTGATAACAAGGTTGCAAGACGAGCCGAACAGATAGAACAGGAAGAGGGTATTGATTACCACGAAGCCGAAACAAGAGCAAGGGAAGAACTGTACAAGGGCGGTTTCAAGCATTCTGTTTACTTGAACATAGAAAACCCTGCTATTGTAGGCGAAACAAATCTGCTTGGCTATGACTCTTTTGCAGAAGAATATGACCGAAACGATTACGACTCTGATGAAGATTTTGAAAGCGATGTAGAATATCTTATTTCAGATAAAATAGATGAAATCATTTGGGATATTCAAAGAAATGTAGATGTCAATAGCACAGATGGAATTGCTGAAGTATTGTGGAATGCAATCAACGAGGGCGGTATTGATGTTGAGCAATTAAAGGCTAATATCAACAACCTATATCTTGACGATAGCAACGGCAATTTAGTGGGCAATGAAGTTACAAGGCAGATTATTGAAAGTCTTGGCTATGACGGAATTATCGACAATACCGTATCTGCCAAATTCAATATGAATATGGAAGAAGACACTACACACTATATTGTTTTCAAGCCGAATCAGATTAAGAGCATTGAAAATCAAAATCCTACCGATAACCCCGATATTCGTTTTTCTTTAAGCGAAAATAAAAAGTCGGTGGATGAAATTACACACGGGATTATAGAACGGTTGAATAACGGAGAAGATGTTTCAATCGAAGAAATAAACTCTGCCCCTACCATATCACAACTTCTTGATGATGCTTTTTCTCGCCCCGAAACTTACACCGTTGACACACCCGAAAGAAATGCAAAAAGAAAAGCGGTTGCTGAAAAATTACTTGCGTTAGGCAGCGCAAAGGTTGACAGCGATGGGAAAGTATGGTATAATAGTCCTGTAAAACAAGAGCGAAGAGCAGATGTAGTAATAGGACTTTCGGGTGCTGGCAAATCAAGTGTTCTTGTTAACCCTCTTTCTGAATGTTTTTCTTCCCGAATTATTGACAGCGATATGGCAAAGGAAGAACTTGATGAATTTGACAATGGTTTAGGAGCAAATGCCGTACACAGAGAAAGCCAAGATATAATAAAAAATGTTTTGGCGCAGAGTATTTCTAATGGCGACAATATTGTATACCCCATAGTCGGCGGTGGAGATGTAAATTCGTTAATTGGCAAAATTAACATCCTTAAAAATGAGGGTTATTCAGTTTATTTACACCTTAACGAATTGCCAAACAGCAAAGCAATAGGAAGGTCTTTAAACCGATATATTGAAAAAGGAAGGTTTATACCGCCACAAATTATAAAAAATTATGGCGACACACCAACACAAAACTTTAATACTATAATTAGCATAGGGGGATTAGTAAATGGCTATTCACACTACTCAAACGATGTCAACAGGAACGAAAGCCCACGACTCATCGAAATATCAGACAATGTACGACAATTTGATGAACGAAGACAGACCATTTCAAGGGCTGCAAGAGAGTATACGAAAAATCAAAAAGCAGAAAGAACAACAGACAATCAAATAGCACCTATTAAAAAGACATCATCAGCAGATGGTGTCTTTTTTGATGGGGAAAATCTTTCTCTCTCCAACGCAGGCGAACAACCCTCAACCACCGGCACACCTTTACAAGACCTTTACCTTGCACCGACAAAAGATGCTGCAAACGCAGCACCCACAGAAGCGGTAGAGGAAATGCCCGAAGATTATGCGCCTATGACAGAGGAAGAAGCAAACGCATTACAAAGCGAACAGTTTGAAAGTTTAACCGATGTTGATGCTCCACCTGAAATTACAGATAGTTATTACAATGCACCTGACACAACGAGCGTTGACAATAAGACTATGAAAAACATCGTCAAGTCGCTAAAAGAAACGCTATATCTTAATTCAAAAGATACACAAGCGGTTCAAGAAATAGTGCAAGAATATAGCACAAGCGAAACCCCAAACACGCAAGAACTTTTTGAAAAGATAAAAGAAAAGTTTGGCGAGAAAACTTGGCGAGAAAAAAACGAAGCATTTACCGAAGTTAAGCACATTTTAAGAACGGCAAAAATTAAAGTATCGCCCAACATTAAAGCGGAAATTCCTGATTATAGTGCTTTTAGAAAGAGCCTTAACGGAAGATTAGGTTTTTCAAAAGACGGTATGGCTGTTGATGAGGCATATAAAGAATTATCTGATATGTACCCTCACATTTTTAGCCCTGACATTTGGAACGAAACTGACGAATTTTTAAGAATTGCCGAAGTTGCTCAAATGGATGCCTATAATTACAACACAATTCCGTTAAGCGATGCCGAAATTCAAAAGGCTACAAACATTGTTGCTAATGAAGTTAAAGCATATAAAGAAAATCTAACAAGAATTGCGGCCGAAGATACCGCAAGAGAAGCGTTAGACAGTATTGCTCCATACAGGGCAGAACAACTTGCCGACGGTTCAAGAGGCGATGCGCTGTTAAATGAAAGCCTTAATAACTTCCCGATTAAAACCGTTGAAGATAGAACTGCGGAAAAGATAAGAGCCATTGAGGGCGAAATTGCTGACAAAAAAATTCTGCGCAGAGAAGCAGAAGAAAATTACAACAAGCAAATTGAAAACTTAACAGAACAATGGTTAGCACTAAAAGATAAGTCAACCAAAAAGGCAAATAATCTTGTTAATAGAGTTTCTAAAATTCAAAGGTTAATGGCAGATGTTGATGCTGACTATGCAAAGCGTATTAGCGACCTTGAAGCAAGAGCCGAAAAAATGAAAGACCCTAAATATAGTATGGCGATGAACAAACAAGCAAAAATGCAAGAACACGCAAAGTTTGCGGAAGAACTTGTAGGCGATACATCGACTTGGGTAGATAAAAAACTCGGCATCCAATACGAGGTAAACACCGAACGCAGAAACTTGCGAGATATTGTCCGTGATGAAAACGGCAATAAAGATATTGCAAGAGCAGATGCGATAGATGATGCGCTTAACGGACAGTACAACAGGGATGAGGCTGCAAAGAAACGAGAACTTACACAGATAAGAGAAAAGTATGCTAAATTAAAAATCACCAAAGCGGAAGATGCGTATATTCAAATGCTTGGCGAGTTAAGGGGCAACCCCGATACTACTCTTACTGAAAAAGTTGTCAACGAGTATTACGAAAAGCACAAAAACAAAATTGATACTGCAAAAGTTGAAAAGGTGCTTGAATATGCAAGACAAGACTATGACTACTTGCTAAATAAAGCAAATACTGCGTTGAGAGAGCAAGGAATGAAAGAAATTCCTTATAGACAAGGTTATTTCCCACATTTTACCGAGCCAAAACAGAACTTCGTTCAAAAGTTGTTGAATTGGAAAACCCAAGACAACGAGATACCGACATCTATTGCCGGTCTAACCGAAGATTTTAAACCTGTTAAAAAGTATCAATCTTTCGATAAGCAAAGACACGGCGACACAACCGATTATAGTTTCTTAAAAGGCTTTGATAATTATTCAGAGGGTGCGCTTGATTGGGCGTATCATATAGACACCTTGCAAAAGCGTAGGGCTATTGAAAATCATATTCGCTATACCCATAGCGAAGAAGGTATAAAGGCAAAAATCAAAGAAGTTTATGCAGATGAAAACCTTGATGCAGATGAAGCACAAGCACAAATTGAGCAAATTTTAGCAGAAGCAAAAAATCCGCTTAATAATTTTGTGCAAGACTTTATGACAAAAACCAATATATTAGCAGGCAAAAAGAACTCTCTTGACAGAGCGATAGAACAAAAAACTAACCGCAAAATTTATTCGGTTATGACAAATGTTCAAAATCGTATGAGTGCTAATATGGTGTTGGCTAATGTTCGTTCTGCGTTGACAAACTTTATACCGATTACTCAATCTTGGGCGCAAGTATCGCCTATGCGGTCTTTACAAGCAACCAAAGATGTTATTGCAAATGCAATTAAAGATGACGGTATTATTGATAAATCAACATTCTTAACAAACAGATTAAAGAACCCCGATAATTTATATAATACCGCTTGGGATAAAGTGCTTGATAAAGCAGGCATTATGTTTGAGGTTGTTGACAACATCTCTGCACAGGTTATTTGGCGTTCAAAGTATAACGATAACCTTGCAAAAGGTATGACCGAGAGCCAAGCAATTAAAAATGCCGACCAATTTGCAGAAAATGTAATGGCAGGTCGAAGCAAAGGCAACGAACCTACATTATTCAATGCTAAAAATCCGCTTGTTAAAGCGTTCACTATGTTCCAATTAGAAGTAAACAACCAATACGGTTATTTATTTAAGGATGCGCCGAACGATTTAAAAGCGGAAACAAAACATTGGCAACTCAATCTTGCAAAAGGTTATGCAACGGCTTTTGTTGGTGCGTATGTTTATAACGCACTTATGGAGCAAGTTGCAGGTAGCGGTGCTGCACTTGACCCGATAGGCATTATTGAAGACTTGTTAAGAGATTTAGGCTTCTTCGATGACGATGAGGAAAAAGAACCGGCAGAGGTTTTAACAAACCTTGCGGACAATGTTGTTGAGGAACTTCCTTTTGTTGGCGGTTTATTCGGTGGCGGCCGTATTCCTATTAGTTCTGCACTTCCGTATAGTGATGACGGAATAACAGGTGCTATTGAAGATATAACCGAAGGAAATTGGGGAAACATTGGCAAAGAAATGATGAACCCACTATTAAATGTTGGTTTACCTGTTGGTGGCGGTCAAATTAAAAAGACCGTTCAAGGTTTGTCAATGTTTAATACAGACGAAGAACACCCGATTGCAGGCTCTTATACCGATAGCGGTAGTTTGCGTTTCCCTGTTGAAGATACGCCCGACAACAGAGTTCAAGCGGCTATTTTCGGTCAATATGCAAGTGAAAACGCAAGAGAGTATTTCGACAACGGCTATGCTCCGTTGAAAGAAAAACAAATTCAAGAATATGTTGATGTTGAATTGCCTATTGCTGACTATTGGAAATACCGAGAAGGCTTAACAGGATTAAAAACCAACGCAGAAAAAGCCGATTATATCAACAGCCTTGATATTGAAGATTGGCAGAAAAATCTGTTGCTTAACAACATCCTTGATAGAAAAGAAGATGTTGATATGTCAAATTATGATGACTATAACAGTTTTGAAGAATTTGACTATGCACAGAAAAACCCCGAAAAATATGCCGTTTCAAAGGCGGTCGGTGGTTATTCTGCGTACAAAACATATTCTGATGAGATGTACGATATTAAGGCAGATAAAGACGAAAACGGAAAATCTATAAGTGGCAGCAGAAAAGAAAAGGTTATCAATTATATCAACAATCTTGATGCTTCCTACGAAGAAAAAATTGTTCTGTTTAAGTATGAATATCCTGCCGATGATACCTACAATGCGGATATTATCAATTATGTAAATGGTCGCAACGATTTGACCTACGAGGAAAAAGTTACGATTTATACGGAACTTGGCTTTACAGTAAAAGACGGATATGTGTATTGGGATTAGGGGGCTATATGCCCCCTTTTCTTTTGAAAGGAGTGGTTAAATGAGCGAGAAACAAGACCGCACTTATGCAAGAACGGCGCAAGATATTGAGCGAAAATATTCTTTTGGCAAAACATTCGCAGATATGTTAGGGCTTATCAACGAAAATCGTGACAAGGTTGACTCGGTTGAGTCTTCTCTCTTTGATGAAATAACGAAAACATCAACAAACCTTAAAAGAGATACCGAGCAAGTAGTTATAGAAGCAAAAAAAGAAGTAACCTCGCTTGTAGCCGATGTTGACGAAAGAGTTACCGAACTATCAAGCGAGGTAACTATGAAACTCGATGCGGATGCCGTTAGTATTCTTGTTGAAAAAGAAATTGCAAACGGTGTAGACCGAGTTGAAACAAAGACAGGTTATGTATTTGATGATAGCGGACTAAATATTTCAAAGTCAGATAGTGAAATATCTAATTTACTTGACCACGAAGGAATGCGTGTTCAGAAAAACGGCGATGATATTTTAGTGGCAAACAAAGACGGCGTAGATGCTAAAGACTTACACGCTAAAACTTACCTGATTATCGGTGAGGGCGAAGGTAGAAGTCGATTTGAAGACTACAGCCCAAACAGAACAGGATGCTTTTGGATTGGGGGATAAATAAATGGCGACAAGCGGACAACTAAATACCAATACCACTTATGACTCGTATTTTTGGGTAAAGTGGGAGCAGAAAAACCAATATATCGCCAACAATCAAACGGTAATAAGTTGGTCTGTTGGTGTTTACTGTGGGCATAGTTTTTATAGCAACGCTATTAAGATGTCTGCCGTAACTATTAACGGCACTAAAGTATATAACGGTGGAACATACTCTAATTATTCTGTTGGAAATCACACTATCGCCTCTGGCACACTTACGATTAACCACAATTCAGACGGAACAAAAACTTTCAGTATTTCAGCCTTTACAGGTTGGCTTTACAGCAATAACAATTATTCCTCAAATGGTGGCAGTTACGCCCTAACAGCAATACCTAGACAGGCAACCTTGCTTACAGCCCCCGATTTTAGCGATGAGGATAATCCTACCGTTACATATTCAAACCCTGCCGGCAATGCGGCAACAAAATTGGAAGTGGGTATATATAACGCTGCAGGAAACCAATCTTATATACCATATAAAGAAGTAAAAGATAGGACAACAAATTCTTTCCAATTTAAGTTTACAGATGCGGAAAGAGATGTATTGAGGGCCGCTTGTACAAAGAACACTCTTACTGTTAGGTTTTACATAAAAACTACAATAGGCGGCAAATCTTATATATCATCTCCACTTGAACGGACACTTTCGATTGTCAACGCTAACCCTGTAATTACTGCAAGTGTTGTTGATACAAACGCTACAACTATCGCCTTAACAGGCGACAATAAAAAGTTAGTTAAGTATTACAGTAACGCAAAAGCGACAATGAGCGCACAAGCGCAAAAAGGCGCATCAATAAACGAAAATTTATATATCATTAGAAACGGCAACAACACAGGGTACGGCACAACACACACTTTCAACAATGTAGAAAACAATAGATTTACATTTTCTGCTGAAGATAGTCGAGAAAATGTCGGCACAACCGCTATAACACCGACTATGATAAACTACATTAAACCAACTTGCAGTATTGCCAACACTAGACCTGATGCTCTCGGCAATATGACGGTGGCTTGTAGCGGTAGTTACTTTAACGGCAATTTTGGGGCAGCGGCAAACACTTTAACCGTACAATATAGATACGCAATATTGGGCGGCGAATTTGGCGATTGGACAGATATGAATGTTTCAAAGAATGGAAACTCGTATTCCGCCTCTGCCAATTTTGTTATTCCCGACTTTGTGCAAACTCGGTCTTATTCTTTTGAAACAAGAGCGATAGACAAACTTGCAACGGTAGTAGGTTCATCGGGAGCAGTTAAAAGCAAACCTGTTTTCCATTGGGGCGAAAATGACTTTGTATTTGAAGTGCCTGTAACCTTTAACGCAGGTACAAACGGCGAAGGCAATTCGTCTATGGGTAACGAAGTTGCAGGCGATTTGAAGGTCACAGGAAATTTGCGGTTAAAAGGTAGTGGAAATTACGGAAATACACTTCTGTTCGGTGACGGAACATATTGTTATATCTCTGAACCCGAAGACGATAAAATGTATATTAAGGCAAGCCGCATTGACCTTGATGCAAATGGTGTATATGTTTATGGCAACCCTATACCGGCAATGGATAAAGGTGTTTGGACTCCTACGCTCAATTCGGCTGTAGTTTCTTCTTATACTACTCAATATGGTTGGTATAGCAAAATGGGGCAAACGGTTTCTGTAGGCTTTTATATTAAAGCAACTTGCAAATCGGGTTATACAAGCACACAGGTATCAATTTCGGGTCTGCCGTTCACACCAATGTTTGCATCGGCAGGCGGTGGAATGTGTTCGGGGGCGTATATTAGTGGCGGATTTAACTTCCAATGCTTTGTAGCAGAAACAAGCAAGTCTATCACAATAAGAGTACAATCTTGCAACCATACTTCACAAACGAACTTATCAACATCAGCAAGTGGATGTTGGTATCCTTCGGGCGGTGGAGAACTTACATTAAGCGGTACAATTACATTTATAGCAAACACATAAAATTAAAAGGGATAAGGCATTTCTGCCTTATCCCTCTTTTTTTGTTTATTTGTCATTGGTCTAACTGTACTTGCCGAACCGACAGAGGCAAACCTACCAATAGTGAATTTATTGCGATGATTGCTGATAAAATCAGACTAAGACTTCGTGCTGCATAAACGCTTGACAAAATTTAAAGATAAGAATATAATGATAATGTCTTCG